TTTCCTGAAGATTGGTTCAGCGGAAGGCGGCAGTCACTGCCGCCTTCTTGCTGTTTAGGCCGTGATCGCCGCGTCGGCGATGGACCAGATGCGCGTGGCCGCGCGGCCGTTGAAGGTGCCGAAACCGTTGTACCACTCGACCCGCGTGCGGTAGACCGGGGAGGTCTGCAGCTCGCCAAGGTCGCGCACGTCGATGCCGCCGTTCTGCAGGCCGAGCACGCCGTCTTCGGCCATGCTCACGACGTAGATCGAGGTGCCGGTCGCGGTGCCGCTGGTGCACGCTTCGGTGAACGGCAGGATCGAGGTCTGCGTGTGATCCAGATCGACGATCAGGATCGGCAGGTCGTTGTACATCGTGACCTGGCGGCCGAACGCGTCCTTGACGTAGGTGATGAAGCCGCCGACCTGGTAGTTGCGGGCCGCGGTCGTCAGGCGACGACGCATGGCCTTGTTCATGATCAGGTGCGTCGGGTTCAGCGTCTGGTCGATCGCCTCGTCCAGCTTCGCCAGCGACAGCGCGGTGCCGTTGGCGGTCGAGCCGGCGGCGATCAGCTGATTGCCGACCACGCGGACTTGCAGGCCGTCGAACTCGCGCGGGTCGCTCTGGTTGTCACCCTTGATGAACTTGCGCGTCCAGGCCAGCGACAGCGCACGCACCTTCATGGCTTCGTGCGTCGAGCGCTGGTTCGCGCCCATGGTGTCGATGATGAACTTGTCGACATCGAGGTCGCCGCCAGCGATGACCAGCGATTCGGTCAGCGGGTTCAGGACGCCGGTCGAGGCGGTGTACGACTCGTTGACGCCGCGGAAGCCGACGCCCGGGAGCGAGTCCTCGCGGTTGTACGTCATCGCGTTGCCCTTGATGTTCTCGAATTGGAGATTCATCAGGATGTCGCTCGAGCCGGCGTAGAGCTCGATGATCGCGCTGCGGTAGGCGTCGCCGGTTTCCAGCTTCGCGGCTTCGACAAGGGTGAGTGCCATAGCTTACTTTCGTTGTGCCCTCGCAGCGTTCATGCGCTCGCGGGGCGGGAGTTTCATGAGATCGGCGCGTCCAGAGCCGCCGGGGTTTTGAGATGCACAACCACCAGATGCACCGGAGCCGCGCAGGATCGACGCCTTGTTGGGATAGCGGTCGACCAGCGTTTCGAGCGCCTCATCGAAGTCGGCGACTTCGCCGGGGCGGACGGTCGAATAGATCTTTCCGCCGCTGCTGTCATAGCCAACTGCGCGACCGTCTTCGACCTTGAAATTCCGACCGAAGAAGGCTTCCGCCACGTCCGCCGGGATGTTCAGCCGCATCGGATGCTTTTCATCCGTGATCAGCTTCGTGCGGGAGAACCCGCCGCCGATGATGTGGGTGTTCAACTCCTGCGTGCGCTTGTCCAGCTCGGCCTGCGTCAGCGCCAGCTTCTCGGCGTGCGCCTTCGTCGCGGCAAGGACTCGATCCTCGGCAGCCTTGGCGGCAGCCGTCTTGATCTCGTCGACCTTGTTCGCGAGGATCAGCTTTCCGTCGTCGAGGTTCTTCGTCGTCTCCAGCGCCTTGCGAGCAAGGTCCGGATCTTCGATGCCCTCGTACAGCTTCGACTGCGCCTGCAGCTTGGCTTCCGCCTCTTCGGCGCGCTTGCGTGCCGCCGTGTTCTCGCCGGTCAGTTGCCCGATCTTCGCGAACGCTTGCGCGCCATCGAATTCGATTTCCCGACCGTCTTCGCGAGCGTAGACAGGCATGCCATTGCGCAGGACCGCGGCGCCGGTGGAGTCCAGTAGGAGTTTCATGGTGGTGGTTTTGAGCTTTCTGCTCGAAGGTTTTGGGCTTACTGCCCGACTGCCCGCGCTCGGCTTACTGCCTCTGCTTCGGGGATGGAAAAGGCCGCCGAACTCGCGCGCGGCGGCCTTCGGTGATGTGTTCTCAGTGGCGCGTCAGCAGCAGCGCCGTCAGGATCGCGATCCGATTGCGGTTCGATCGCTCCTTGTCGGCTGCCGCTTGCTCGCGCGCCACGCGCTCTTGTCGTGCGGCGTCCAGTTGCTCGATGACGAGTTGCACGAGATCGGGCGCGGCCGCACTGGCCGGCGCCTCGAATCTGCTGGCCGTCTCGCGCGCCTCGTCAAGCGTTGCGGCGTCCAGCGGCGGCTGGCGGCGCTCCGCGGCGTTCTGCCGCTGGGTCGCCGCAGCGAGTTCCTCGGCCTGCCGAAGAAGCGCCTGCTCTGCCGCGGCTTGCTCCGCCGCGGCGCGCTCGCGTGCTGCCTCTGCTGCCTCGGTGTGCTGGCGCCGTGCCAGCGTCTGCCGGTGATAGTGCTGCGCGCCGGGCGCTGCGCCGCCGCCGGTCTCTTGAGTCTTTCCGCCGGTCTGGTGCCCAGCCGATGCGCCACCAAGCCAGAACGCGAACAGGCTACGGAAGCCCGCAGCCATGGTGTGCTGCCTCTCTTACGAAACGCCGGTGATCGGCACAGCCGCGGCGTCGGTTGTCAGGTCGCGGGTGTAGGCCGCGCTCGTGTCGTCTTCCTTCAGGACCGCCATGACCGTGCCGCTGATCGTGAAGCCGTTGCGGATGGCGCGCGCCGCATTGAGCAGCGAGCGGTCGGCCTCGCCTGTGATCGCAGTCCAGTCGCGTTTCAGCGTCTCGTCGGCGTTCTCGGTCGCGGTCGGCAGCGCCGCCAGTTGCGTATCCAGGTTCGCGGCAGAGAGGCCGAGAGCTGCGCGCACGCCGGCTGCATCGAGTCCGCCACCGCCCGATCCGCTGGCGGCCGCCGTCAGCGCCGCGCCCGCGCTGCCGGTCGTGGCGTGGCCGCTGAGATCTTCTTCCCACACGGTGCTCGCGATGGTCGAGGCGGTCGGGATGTCGCCGACGGCAGCCGGACTCGCTGGAATCAAGTCCGTCTTGGCTTTGATGGCAGCCACTTCGGTGTCGACGTAGCCCGCGATCGTCGCGAGCGTGCTGTTCACCGTCGAGAACGCGCCACTGATGTCGCTGGCGTCGGCCGGATCGCTCGGCAGGTTGTCCGTCTTCGCTTTCACCGCAGCGATGCCGGCGTTGTCGGGCGCGGTGTAGCTCGCCGCGAGCAGCGCAGCGCCCGTGATGCGCGACAGCAGCGTCGTCGTGCCCGAGGTGTCCGCGCCGGCATACGTGCTGCGCGTGCTGATCGCGGCATCGATTCGGCCCAGCTCGGTCGTCAGTTCGGTCCGCACCGCGCTCGCCACAGTCGAGGCCGAGGGCGCCGACGAGATAGCGGCGATGTCCGCGCTGATGCTGGCTCCAGCCGGGGCACCGATGCGAGCGAAGATGTCGCCGGTCAGGTAGTCGACGATGCGTTTGCCGATGCTGCCAGCCGTCGTCAGCGCGCTTGTGAGCGCATCCCACACGGCCTGCACGCCGGCGCTGCTCAGCGCGTAGCCGGTCTTGTCGTTGTTCGTGCCAACCGTCACTGCAGCGGTGACCGACGCCACCGCGCCGCCGGCATAGGTGCTCGTGCCGCGCGAACTGATGTCGGCGTCCAGGTGATCCAGCAGGCCGGCGCGCGTCGAGGTCAGCCGGCCGAGCAGCGTGGTCGTGCCGCTGCTGTCGGATGGCGCGTTGGTCAGGGTCGTCACCGTCGTGATCGTGCCGGCGGTGATGTTCGTCGGGCTCGCTCGGGTAGAGATGTCCGCGTCCAGATGCGCAGCGCGCGCCGCGGTGTAGTCGGCCTCGGTGTGAATGACGATCGGCGCGATCGTGGCGCCGCTGGCGCTCACATCCAGCACGACGATCTCGCCGTTCATCTCGGTCGACGTCAGCGTGATGTAGTACCAGCCCTGGCCGCTCTCGACTGCGGCGTTGCTGGTCGTGGTCGGATTCGCGCCATCCTTGCCGGTCTTCGCGGTGATCGTCAGGCCGGTCAGCCCGTTGCCGGACGAGTCCACCGCCTTGAACGGCACCTTCGCGGCTGCGTTGATCTTGTACATCGGCGATCCGCCTTCGATGCGCTGGGTGATGACGCCACTGACAGAGATGATCGCCTGCTGAAACGTGCTGAGCAGCGTCCGCGCCGGCGCCTGCGTGGCGCGCGCGTAGACCGCGGCCTGGGTGTCGGTCAGGAATGAGGCGAACGACGCCATGCTGGCCTCAGATCAGCGGCGCGGAGGTCGACACCCACGGCAGCCACACCTGCCCGAACTTCACGTAGTTGAAAGGCGTGGTGTTCGGGATCGTCGAGCCTTGCGCCGGCGTGCCGGAGGCCCAAAGCAGATCAGCAATCCGCCCTTTCAACTCCGTCGTCGTGGTGTCGAACAGCCAGATCTGGAATCCGTTGTACGTCGTGTCGCTGGCGTTCGTGCCGACGTTGCTGGTGACCGTGATGATGTTGCTGCCGGTGCCGGCATTGCTGTACGCTGGCACCAACCCGACCAGCGCATTCAGCGCGCTGCCGCTGTAGTTTCTGCCCTTGGCGATGGCGTTTGTCGAGCCAGCCAAACATGCTGTCTGCGACAACTCCGACCGCAGCCCAGAAGCGGCGGTGTTCGGGTTGTTGGCGCCGACGAACAGGCTGACCGTCTGGTATGCATCAGCCGTGTGGCCGCCCTGCAGCTTCGTGACGCCCAAGACCGTGTAGGCGGCTCCGTTGGTGTCGAAGGTCTCAATCCACCAGAAATCGCCGCGCGTGGACAGATGCAGGTTGACGCGGTGCGTGTTCGCGATGCTGTTGTTGTTGAACTGCGCGCCGCTGTAGACCCATTCGTCGGTCAGCGTCGGCCGCGCCGTCGTTGTGCCGTTTGTGCTCAGCGTCTTGCCGACGATCAGGTCGCACTTGCCGTTCGTTGCGTTGCCGAAGTCGACGATCAGGTAGTAGGAGCCGAGCGCCGACGGCGATTGCAGGAGCGCCCAGCTTCGGCCGGTGCCGCTCGTCGTGTTCGCGCCGAACACCCAGTCGTTGGCCGTGAACGCGCCACTCGAGCCGAGATGCAGCCGGTCGGTCGTGTCCGCGGTGAGATTGCCGGCCGTGCCGTCGGTCGAGCCGCAAGTCCGGACCACGGTCCAGTTGCCGGAGTTGCTGGCGAAGCCCAAGCCGGTGTTGCCGACCAAACTCGCGCAGAGATACCACATCTCCCACTTGCTTTGCGTCGCCGCATCGGCAGCGCTCGCCACCGCGCGGTTGACATCGGCGGCCCAAGTCAGTTCGGTTGCCATTTATTCGAGGGTCGCGCCCGTGATGTTGCCGTCGGCGTCCTGCTCGAACGTCACCGAGCCGGTGCGCTGCGCTGGCGCTGGTTGCACGTTGATCGTCGGCGACTCGACGGTGATGGCTGGCGGCGCGACGTTGACTGTGGGCGCTTCGACGGTCACCGCCGGCGGCTGCACGTTGACGACCGGCGCGGCGACGTTGACCGCGGCCGGCGTGACGTTGACCGTCGGGCCGTCGACCTGGATCGGCGCCTGCTGGATGTTCACGACTGGCGCCGGCTGCTCCGGCTGATTCACCGTCGTCGTCGCGTCCACGTTGATCGTGTGCGCCGGCTGCGCCGGGATGTTCACGACCGGTGCCGGGATCGACTTGATCGCCTCGGCGACAGCTTCTGCGATCGGCGTGCAGTCCATCTCCATCGTCATCGACGATTCGCGAGCGTTCATCGCCTCGATCAGCGGCGTCAGATCTTGCGGCTGCAGGCTGGCGGCCAGTTCGTGCATCGCGTCGATCAGCGGCGAGAAGTCGATCGGCGCCGGCGGCGCGGCGTGAACTGGCGCGGCGGCCGGATGCGCCACTGCTGGTGCGCCGCTGGCCGGCGGCGTTGCGCCAGGCTGCGCCGCTGGCGCACCAGGAACCGATGCCGCGGCGCCGCTGCCGCCTTGCGCCTCGAACTTCGTGCCGATCGCCAGCGGCGGGCCTTCGACCTTGATGCGCGCGGCCTCGTCTTCCCATGTGATGTCGTCGCTGAGCAGACCGCGGCGCTGCATCTCCGAGAAGACGGTCTCGGCGCTCAGCAGGCCGAGCTCGCGAGCCCGCATCAAGCCGGCGAACTCCGTTTCTTCCGGTCCGCCGATCTCGCCCGTCAGTTCCACTTCGCCGGCCTTGCCAAGGTTTTCCCAATCAGCCATGAACTGCAGCGCCAGGTCGATCGTGTCCTCATGGTTGCGCGTCATCAGCGAGAGCGCGCAGTCCGCGTCGGCGCTGTCGATGGCCTTCTCGGTCGCGGTGCGCGCGCCGGGCTTGTGCATGAGCAGCTGCGCGCCGGCGAGCGACATGCGCTCCTCGAGATCCTTGATCGACGTGCGGCCGGCGGCGATCGCGGCGCCGCTGTGCTCGACGTATTTCAAGGTGGCGGCCGGCTCATCGTTCGAAACGACAGAGCCAGCGCCGATCTTCAGCGCGCCGTCGTCGAATCCCGCGGCGAACAGGATCGGCACGCGCGCGACGTGCAGGATGTTCGATTTCACTCGACGATTGCCAATGCTCGATGTTCAGCCACGCCAGATCGAGCAGCGGCGGCCGCGCCTGCATGTAGCCTTGGCGGTCGCAGTACGTCGTCGCCAGCGGGATCTTGCCGAGCGTGACGACGCCTTCCTCGTACAGCACCCACTCGCCGCGCTCGTTCTGGCGGTACGTGCTCCACTTCGTCGGCTCGAGCACGCGAACCTGCTGCACCGCGGCCACGGTCCACACGCCCGTCGGCACGTTGACCGATTCCAAAAAGCGCAGCTGCGTCAGCGTCTCGACGCCGTTGATGCGCTCGGAGCGCCAGCCGGTGATCTGGTCGTGCTTGAGGTGCACGAAGTACGGCCGGGCGCCGATCGCCGCGCGCTCGAGCTGCGTGACCGCCGCGGCGTCGACTGGCGGGTAATCGACCAGGACGTGCGAGATGCCGTTCGCCAGCGCATCGGCGAACACCGAGTGCGCGAACGCGTGCAGGTCGCGGCCTTGCAGGTCTACGTCGTCGCACCACTCAACGATCTGCGACGGCATGTCGTCGCCGAGCTTGATCGGCTCCGAGAACGGCTTGCCGCTCATCGTCTCGACCGTGCGGCGCATGCCGTTGTAGAGCGTCGAGACGGCCAGGCGGTACTCGTAGGCGTCGTCGCTCTCGGCTGGAGCCTTCGGCAGATACTTCGTGCTGGCCGCGCGCATCGCGCCGGTGCCAGCCATCAGCGTCGCGATCATGGCGCGCTCGTCGGCCATGAATTCCGCCTCGGCGGTCTTCTTGGCTGGCGTGTCGTTCGGGTCGATCACAGGCGCAACTCACTGACCACAGCGCTGCCCCTCTTGCTATTCAACATTTCGAAGCCTCCGCTGCATGCATCCGCCTCGTCGTCGTGTGACGCATCGGGGAAGCCTTCCAATTGATCGAACAGGATCGAGTTCCACGGCGCCCGCAGGAACTTCACGTTGCCGGCGAGCGCCTGCGAGGAGAACGGTCCGAAGCGCGTCACCTTGTCGCCGCTCTCGCGTTCTGTCTTGACCGTGTAGCCGGCGAACTGCTTGACGAAGTAAGCCGCCTGCGACTTGCCGGCCTGGCCTGGGTCTTGAGGAAGCCCGAGCCGCACGCGCTTGCCGTCGGCGCTCGCGGTGTTCGCGATTGCCGTTTCGACGCGACCCGGCGACTCGCGCATGCGCTGGCAATCGGTGATGTAGTAGATGCCGCGCGCTTTATCGCGCTCCATCCGAATCCCGACCGTCCAATCCGGGTCATTCGCCTCGGTCTTCTCGGTCGCCGCGAGATCCCAATAGCGCACAGCTTCCATGCCGGCCGGGACTGCGTCGACCACTTCGCACCATGAGCGCTGGAAATAGAGACCGGCCGCCGGCCGAATCTTCCAGTTCCCACCCAGCAGCCGCGCTTGCTCGACCAGCGGCAACGCCTTCAAGTTCGCGAGGTAACCGGGGTCGGCCGCCATCAGCTTCTTGTTGTCGTAGATCGTCGCCGCGATGAAAGTCAGCGACTTCGGCAACTGGTCCGCGCCGTACTTCTCGATCAGCTCTTCGCGGCTGTCGCCCCAGATCAGCGTATCGTTCTGCCGGATGAACCAGCGGATGACGCCAGAGCGCTCGGGAATCGCGATGCCAGTCGTCGGGTCGATCCACCAAGCGATGAACTCCGCCACCCAGGAATCCGCGTCCGGGTTGCATGTGGCGCGCATGTAGGGACGGACGCCGCACATGCTGCGGTTCCGGCTCAGCATGTAGAAGAACTGAGCCCGGCTGAAGTGCGTCAGTTCATCAAACAGGAACAGCGGGACCTCGCTGCCCTGCCAATCCATCACCGTCGTCTCGTGCTCGAGGTGGCCGATCACCACCTTCCCGCCGTCGCGACCGAACTGCCACGACAGGTTGTCGAGCCGCGGCTTGGCGCCGAGCGAGCCGTACATGCGGACCGTCTGGTCCCACGTGCCGCCCGGCTTCTTCGCATCCGCCAGGGTGCGGCGGAACAGCACCGCGGCGAACTCGCTATTCGTCGTCGCGTGCCGCAGCGGCTCCATCAGCAGGCCGAACGACTTGCCGCCGCCGGCTGCGCCGCCGTAGATCGCTATGTCTGCCGGGGTGGAAAGGAACTGCTCTTGCGGTCCTTCCTGCGGTCGGATCTCCTCATCGGCCATTCGCAGGCATGTAGACGGTCACCTTCGTGCGCGACTCGATCGGGCCGCCGTTGGCGCCCGTCAACTCCACCTTGTCGGTCGTCAGCTTCAGCACCTTCAGCGCGTTCGTCAGCGCGGTGTTCTTGTCGAACACCTTGTACTTCTTGAGGTTGCCGATGAACTTTCGCTCCCGGCCGGTGCCCTCGTACTGCTCCAGGATCTCGATGCCGGCGATGCAGGCTGCGGTGTCGTCGTCGAGATCCTCGATCGGCTTCGGGCTGCCGTCGGCGTTCAGCAATTTCCGCGGGTCGAAGTAGGCGAGCCGGGCGACTTCCAACAGAACGCGCTCGGCGGTCAGTTCCAGCTTCGCGAGCGTCTTTTGTTGGCGCGCAACAATTTCCGACTGAATCTGAACATTCCTCAACAAACGCGCCGCGGCAGAGTCTGCCGACGCTCCCTTTGCGCCATAGCCGGCGCGCTTGTAGGCGGCTGTTGCGTTCTGGTCGATCAGGTACTCAGCGACGAACCTGGCGTGTCTATCGCTCAGGCTGCCAGGGACTCTCCTGGCCGGCGATGGGGCCTTCGCGGTGGGTTTTCTCTTCGCCATGCGTTCTCACTGTGGCTCACGATGCAAGCCCGCAATTCAGATCAACGGCGCCTGAACAGGTACGCCAGCAGAGCGCCGACGGCAATCGCGACCATGAAGGCGAGCCAGATGTTCATGAGCCACCCCTCAAAGCGTCTTGCCGTCCTCGTCCCTACTGCGGAAGTACCCGCGCAGGTCGTCGCGCAGCCGCACCATGCGCGGCGAGCCGTCGTCGTGGAGCTGGTACAGGCCCTGCCAGTCGCGGCGCAGGTCCTTCGCCGGGTCGAATTGGCTGTTGGCCAGGATCTGCCAGCGGTCGATGTAGCCGCGGTTCTTCTTCGCGCCGTGCCAGTAGTGCAGCGCGGCGCCGGGGACGTAGCCGACGTTGCCGCGGATCGCCTTCGCGCGCT